AATCACATGGCAGTCCAGCTTTATCTAGCATATATTTATATGCGGCAAGCTGTATAAAATACTTATATCCGATAGTAGAAGATGTCTTATAATCTACTATATGGATTTTATCTCCTATCTGTAATACTGCATCAATAGTACCACAAAAATATTTACCAATGAAAGATTGCTCTAGCATTAGTGGAATTATCATTTTGCCACTATTTACTCCAGCATCTAAAAACCATTTAAGAAATGATGCAAATCCCATACTAATATTATCACCAGAAACCATTGGAGATCCATTTCTTAGGAAGTTCTCAATTTCATTATGAACTTTAGTACCTTCAGTTGCATATCTATTTAATTCTTTTTTATATCCTATACCTTTGAATCCAAGAGAATTAGCCCAATTAGCTATATAATCCTCATGAATATGATGTAATACTTGTGTCACACTAGGAACTTTATTTGTACCATGCTCATAAGTTCCAGTCTCAATTATATCGTCATTTATATTAAAGTAAGACATTTATTAATACCTCGCTCAATCATTATAAAGTATTTTAATGTAAAAACTACTGTTTATAAAAATTTCATGGGAACTTTATAATAAATATAGTTTCGCCAACTATATTCACCTTAACCTTAAGATTTTTGTGAGCTCTATTTGTTAGTTTACTCTTTTCTTTTGTTTAATTTCATTTTAATAATTAATCTCCAGTGTTATATGACCCCTAGGTGCTTCAAGCCCCTAGGGGTGTATACACTCATATTTTAAACATTGTAGTAATATTTTCTTATAACTCAAGGAGGTTTACTAAATGGCACAACAGTTGAATTGTAAACTGATAAACGAAACTTTCATCTTTAAGCAATATAAAGATGAATATGAAAAATCCATTCTAAACTTTATTCATGGTGGTACGTTAATCGACGTAAAATCCGATGAATTCTCCGATGTAGCATATGATGTTAAGAAAAGCCAAGTTGGTGGCTTCTTAGTTGCTGCAATGGAATCTAAATCTATTAGACTATATATTAGCAAACATCCTCTAAACCGTAGCACACGTGTTGTTACTGCAAAAGATGTTAAAGGTGGCAATGGTAAATATGTTGTATATGTAGATTGCTCCCAAATTCTTGATAAAAAAGATGGTAAATATGTATGCAATAATATTAAACAATTAGTTGCATATCTATTAGATGCATCTGTAAACTTAATGTATTTCTCTGGCTATCGCGGAATCATTTCTAAATCTTCCACTATCAAAGCTGGGTCTTATGCATTTGCAAGTTTATTCAATAATGTAATTAATTATTTATTCAAAACTAACTCTGTAAGCAATATTCATAATCGTTGTGTATTCTTAGCTTCCCAATATTTCATTCGTAATATCATGGGTGGTGCTAAAGATACTTATGAATATGCAAACAATACAGACTTCTCTAAACAAATTGCTCGTATCTCTGAACGTGAAGTTGAATTGATTGAAACTTATATTGATAAAGACTCCTTCAGAAATATTGATAACTTTGTTAAGATGCTTCGTGAAGCATTGAAATTGCAAAAATTAACTACTGAAGCAGTTATTGCTGCTTGGGTTAAATTATATACTCCATCCACTTTATTTGCATTGGAATATTTCCCTGCATTCTCTTCTATGATGACTAATGCTTATATTGGATGCTATTTGAATAATCAATCTACTATTGAAAAAGTTACTAACCGTGGTCTTCCAGAATATGTAAAAAGTATTCTAGAAACGGGAGGCAATTACTATGAAGCGTTACGATAACGAAGTTTATAACTACGTTGATCAACTTAAGAATTATTCTACAACTAATATTTCTAGTATTCAAAAAGGTATAGTACCAGAAGTAGTAGATTTGACTTGGAAGAAGACAAACTACTACGTTGCTGATGGTATTCGTAAATATGTAACCTATGAAACAAAAGGTTTCATCTTACGAGTAACAGGTGTTCGATATAGAGTTCTAAAAGTTAATAGAAAGAATATTAACTTTGATAAACGAATGACTGATGCGGTTAATGAAGGTTTAGTATACCCATTTATGCTATTTGTAAATGGTCATCATATTAAATGGTCTTCATTCCGTGTTGTTCGTAACTCCAAATATACATATATTGTAGCTGATGAAATGAAGACTGAAGATGTAAATGGTCTTCATATCGAAAAAGTAGCTATAGTAAATCTCCCTTATACATATATGAGTTATTCCGAATCTAGACGTATACCAGGTGGTTATCAGGAATTATTCCGATTTGCTGACGATGGCACACTATCTGGATTTGGTGCAACTGTTTATAGTTTAGATACTGAAAAGATGGGTGTTACTTATGGTAACATCAAAACTCTTAATGGCGGTAAATTAGTTAATTATGATCTAGGAGTAAATTCTAAATTCAAGTTAACTAATAATAACTTCTTATGCTGGAAGAACTCTTTATTTGATAAAGATCTAGATCCAGAAGTTAAGAATCTTAACTTAATTTCTATGAATAATGGAGATCCAATCGATTATGATTTGGATATCAAATACTTCTATAGAGATATTACTAACCATAACTTAAGTAATATTACTATTCCTGAAAATAGAACTCTTCTTAAACACTTAGTAGCTGAAAAAGAGAATGAAATGCCTCAACTAGATACAACAGCTCTAGGTAGAGACTTTGATTTCAAATATAAAGGCGATACTGAGTATGAAGATAATGTAAATTCTGGTATTAGATATATAAGTCGGTATAACTCTAAGTTATTCAATGATTTATACAAAAAGCGTCTTAAAATTCATAGCCGTCAATTCACTGGTGCTGAATTTAAGCAAAATATTTCTAATAATGTATTAAGAATGCCTCGTGGATTCCATAAGAGTCCTGATGTATGTGTAATGATTCATAAAGATGGTGAACTATGGGATCACTATCATAGAATTCGTTATGTTGGAGCTGATTTTGAAGTTCCATTAACTGATACTGAAATCTCTAAGATTGCAGACTATAATACATTTGAAATTGTCTACTTCACTGGAGTTAATAATAACTTTATTGAAGTAAACTGTACTGAAGATAATAATAGCATTGAAAATACTCTAATTAAATATGATGACTTAATGGTATTTGCTAACTATACTGAAGATCATATTTATAAAGAGTTAAACTTCAATAAACGTACTATCTTTGACGTTAAATATAAAGTGGATAAAGATCATAAACGAATTACATTTACTAATCCTGCATATTATGGTAAGACCATTTATATGGCTGCTAAAAACCAATTCAAATATGCTCATTTCCAAGTAAATAAACCAACAGTTCGTTATTTCTTTAGCCGTGACTTTATTCCTTGCCTCAATACTGAACGATTTGTGGTATTCCATAATAATAGAATGCTTACAAAAGACATGTATAGGGTAATTGTACCACAAGTGGAAAATACCTCCACTGAAGTATGTATCCATGTCCGTAGAGTGGCTCAACCTGGGGATACAATCGATGTTTTCTATTTACCATATGACTTTAATTATGTTGATATTGGCCGTTCTAACCAAGTCGATGTAGTTACAGTTAGAGCAACTATAGACAAACAACCAATGTTTAGTATCCCTTACCCATCTAGATCTCAATTACTTAATGGAGAAAGCTTCTTCTTAATGAGAGGCTCCGTTATGGTAGATCAATCTAGATATAATGTAATTGGCCGTAAGATCGTATTTACTGATCCTGATGATTATGTAGATTACGGTCGCGAATTAACATTTGTATTCATTTATAATAAAAATATTGATCTTAATCCTTATGGTGGTATCGAAGAAGAAGATGTACTTAATGTAGATCCTAGATTCGTTACTACTGAAAGAGATAATCAATTAGAATTTGAAATTCCTTATCCAGAAGGATTCAATGGTTTCTTCTTCGTTTCTTATCGTGGATTATATGTAAATCCTAATCGATATATTATCAATGAAAAGACCAGAACCATCAGATTCTTAAATGTTAATACAGGTCTCGCTAAAGGTACAGCTGTAGTATTCGTATTTATCTATCCAAATGATAAGAATAAAGTAAGTACAACTGCTGTTACAGTTAGAGCTACGATTTCTAATCAAACTAAATTCAGTATTCCTCTACCATATACTAAATACTTCGAAGATGACAATAGTTTCTTCTTGATTAAGAATGGCGTATTCTTGAATAGCAATGAATACTACGTTGATAAAAAAGAAAAGACTGTTGAATTGCTCACCACTGAAGGTTTAGATAGAGGACAAGAATTAGTATTCAACTTTATCACTGGCAAGAATGTTTCTGTAAAAACTGCTATAGAAGAAGTTCGTGCAGATCAAGATGGTCAGATGGTATTTAAATTACCTAAACTATTCCATGATTATAACAGAAAAGAAAGTAAATTCTTCTGTGTAATCGGTGATACTTATATTGATAATCGTAGATTTGAAATCGATGGTAATGATTTTAGATTCTTGAGTAATGAAGATAGAGTTCCTGAAGGACGTATTCTTACATTTATATTTGCATATCTTGAAGAAATTGATTCTGAAACTGCAACTATTGGTAAGATTGCTGATACTTCTAAATATGCTACTTTCAAAACACAATCTGTAGTATGCTCTGAAAATGGACAACGAGTATTCAATATTCCTTGGACAGATTCTATGCTATTAGATAAGAAGATTCTTGTTACCGTTGGTTCTACTTTTATTAGAGAATCTCAATATACAATTTCTAAAACGAATAATACATTGACTATCATTGATGATAATATTGTAACTACGACTGATCGCCAAGTTACATTTACATTGATCGATTCTGACTATGTAGTAATTCAGAAAGAAATTATTGACGTTGATGCTATCGTAGATAATCAAATGGAATTTGATATTCCTTTACCATATAGAAACTACTTCAAACAAGGTAACTCTGTAATGGTATTTGCAAATCAAACTTACTTAGATCCTACAAGATACAATATCGACGTTGACAATAATAAGTTATACTTATTGAATTATGATGAATCTCTCTTAAAAGGTCAACAATTATCATTCCTATATTTCTATATTGCTAACCAATCAAATAAATCACTAGATCGAGAAGATATACAACATCCATTGATTAATGAACGTGGTTATATTTATTTGAATCGTGTTGACTTAGAGCATCCTATGAATAGCAATCTCTATTTCTTATATATCAATGGTAAGAAAATTGATAGGGATAATATTAAGGATATTGCTAATAATATTATTAGACTTAAGAGTAACGTTCAAACTCGTTTCAATACAGTATTGATCGATTATACTCCATCCATTCCAGAATTAGATACTTATAGAAATATTAATTCCGATTATGATATTATCATGAACCAAGTTTCTAATGAAGATATCAATAAGCTATTCAATATCTATAATAATATTACAGATCTTGAAGGTCATATTGTACCAGATACTTCTCAAGAAGCTATCATTAATGATATTATCAGAACTCATTACTTAGGTAATGGTATAAATAAAGGTTTACCATTTGTTTATACTTATGATACAACTACATTAAAAAATAGATCTATTTATGAATTAGCTACAACTACTCATAGATATATCTCTCCTGCTAAGTATACATTTGTAGTTCCTAAAGGTGTATCTTTACTCAATGTAAAAACAATTGCATCTGCTGGACGTATTAAACCAATTACTAGAGCAATGCAAACTCTTGGATACTTTACAGATTCTGATATTGAATATGGTGGTATTAGTTACGTATTACCAACTCAAGTTGCAGATTATGTGGAAAATGTAATCGGATATACTAATTTAACTAAAGCTAGTATTCCATTAGATAAACCATATTCTACTAATTTAGACTTGACAAAGAATATGTTTGAACCATCATTCATTCCTGAAAGATCTAATGATACTGTAGAAACTCGTGGTAGATTCAGACCAAATTACTATCATAAAGAAGTAATTACTAATGTGAAAGTTTACCCTGGTTTAAAATATAGAATCAAAGTTCCTGAAAATGGATTTGTAAATATTGCATATAATTTATGCAAGACTGACTTGCCTCAATATAATCTACCTTATAGAATTAACTTCGATTCCGATAGACATTCTGCAGTAGTTTTATATAAAGGTGATACTACAAGAGTAGCTAATGAATATATTGAAGACTTTGCTGAAATCTATAGTGATAATACAATGCTTGAATATAATCAGCCATTTAAAGAACCAGGCGAGTTCTATTGGACTTGCCCTGATCATGTAGCTGAAATTATTCTTACAATGTGTAGTGGATATAAGAGCACTCCTACAGATGCAAATCCAAATCATATTGATAGATATTCTGCAAGCTTCCAATTCTGTGGATATAATTACATTGACTTCTCTACAGCTCCAATTCCAGAGCCTGGTAATATAGAAGATCTAGATGTAAATAAATTCTATGATAGAATTGCTAATGAATATGATTCTACATTGTTAAATACTGTTATCGGTGGTAGTGAATTATTGTTTGCTACAGATCATACAGAGTTTGCTATTGGTACAACTGAAGTTGGGTTTGTAGAACCTACAGATACATATGTAATTGATAGCTCTGGTAATAATGCTACATATAGACAAAGATTTAACTATCTATTGGCTAATGGTGTATCTGCATCTAGAAGCATTAGTACTATCCCTGAAGAGGTTACTACTTATATCAAAGTAAAACCATTAGAAAGCTATACAATCTATGTAACTCCTCAAACAACAACTACTCAATTAGATATGACTAGATATGAAAATAAGAAGTTACATGGTGCTGCTGGTATTTCATTCACTACAGCTGTAGAAGATGTAAATACTTTCAATAAGAATATGTATATTGCTAATACTCTTAATGCTGATCATTTAGCTAATCCTCATATTAATTATGAAAAGTTAAATGCAGAGCCTAAGAATAGTGAATTAGTTGGAGACCCAAGTTTATCTCATGTAATTTCTGAAGAAGAAGCTATATTAGAAAAAGATAAACCAGTATTCAATAAACCATTACCTGAAATTGACTTTGACGATGAAAATGAAATCATTGATATCGATAAAGTTATTATTCATGATGGTGATACTATTATAAATAAAAATGGTTAATTAAGTTCAAAACTATAGAGCTAGGGCCTTTTGTGTCCTAGCTCTATTTTTGAACATTAATGTAATTATCTAACTTTTCAAGGAGGTAAACGATAATGGCAACTTCCAACTATAATGGTCTTCGTGTCCCTCTTATAGCATTAGATTATAACTCTCGTTTTATGGCAGAGAAGAAAGAAATCTTATTTGACTATAAAAAGGGCAAGCTATATGTAGTTTCGGCTGAAGATAAATCTGTTATCTTTGATATAACAGAACTTATTCTAAAAGAAGTAGAGAAGAATGTAGACTTATCTAACTATACATTCAATATCAAAGGCGTAGGTGTTGTAAACCTAGGCGAATATATTAAACAATTATCTGAATTTAACCTTAAAACTTTAGATGAACCTAATAAGCGTTATCGGGTTCCTCAAATCAAATTCGATAATGATTCCATTTCTAATTTTGATGGAAATATTGAAATTAATGGATTCAAAAGTGCAAATAATAATACCTACCCAGTTAAAGATGGTAATGTAGTTAAATGGGTAGCCCGTACAGATACTGATATCGTAGATCGTGTACGTCACTTAGAAGAAACTGCACCTCCAGATGCAGAGAAATTTAAGAAACTTCAAGATGATGTAGCTAAGATTAAAATCACTGCAGACCAATATGCAGATCTTCCTATTTTACGAAGAGATGTTGATACTGCAAAAGAAACTGCTACTCGTGCTCAAACTACAGCTGACGGGCTTAATGGTAAGATTGAGTCTGCAATTAATAACGTAAAAGCTGTTACAACTGGTATTGATGATGCTAAAAAACGTCTTATTGCTTTAGAAGCAAAAGAAGACTTAACTGCTAGAGTTAAAACTGTTGAAGGTAAGGTTGATAAAATTGAAGCTAAAACAGATTATGGACCTCAGATTAGTATTCTACAACAAAAAGTATCCACCTTAGAGCAAGCTGGTGACAATACTGCTACTATTAATGAATTGAAGCAAAAAGTTTCCACCATTTCTGATGGTATTGAAACTAGAACTAGATTGGTTAATAGCGAATTAGAGGAATTAAAGAGATATAATACCACTAATACTCAAGCACGTGATGCTTTGGGTGCACGTATTGATGCTTATGATAACTTGAATATTGGTGATACTTTAACTTCTTATAAAACAAGACTTACCGCATTGGAAGCTATTCCTAACTTAACACAAAATGTATTGAAAGTTGAACAAACTACAAATACATTAACTAATAGCTTTGCTCAATTACAATCTAAAGTAAATGGATTATTATCTGCTGAAGATCCATTGCCTAAAATTAGAGCTCTTGAAGCTGCTAATACTAATAGAAATAACTTAAGACAAGAATCTCAAGTTAATTTAGCTGGTGGTGTTTCTAAAGAAATCACTCCTGGCGTTGTATATAACTTCTTATTAGATACAGCTGAACCTCAATTTACCATCAAAGCTGTAACTGATACTACTCAAGAAATCATCTTGATTCTTAGTCCTCATAATATTGGGGCTCAAGCATTCAATGTACATATTACTCGTAAAGATGGTATTGAACTTAAATTACCTAAACGTATCATTCCTAGCAAGAATAATGAAGCTCAATTAGTTAGACTTAATTCTTATGATGGTGGTATTAACTGGTTCTGTACCGTTTCTCCTACCTTTGTAGGTAAAGACGCAAATATCGATAATTAATCTGGAGGTTTATTTAGATGGCGACTTTAAAATTTACACCTTCTAATCGGGCCGATCTATCTCAGGTCCCTATTACTGAAGGTCAGTTTATATTAACAAATGATACAAATGAAGCATTTTATGACGTTGCATATGACATTCGTTTTAAAACTTCTTCTTTTGTAGCTTTAGATACAGATGCCGACAGATTTAAATTATCTAATAATGATAAAGCTAGTGCTGGCAAAGTATACTATGTAAAGGGGACTCAATTATTCTATACTTGGACTCAAGAAAAGAACTGGAATAATGTAATTGCTTCCCAAGAAATTAGTAAAGTTATTGGGGATTATAAAAATATTACTCCAACAACTTTGGTTAAAGGCGAAGAACGATTTGCCCCTTTAACAATTGCATCTCAAGTTTATACTGATGATGGTGAAACTGTAGAAGCTAAAGTTAGACAGATCTCTCATATTTCTTCTTCTTTTGATTCTATCGTAGTAACTAAGAAAGGTAAAACTTTCAATATTCCTGTACCATTCGAAGGATACTTCAACTATCCTAATGCTATGCTTGTATATATTGGTACAGTTCAAATCTATCCAAACCGTTATTCTGTGGAAAATAATACTATTACTTTCCAAGAAGAAGTGGATATTAACCGTACTATCAACTTCCAATTTATTTACAATACTCAAGCTCCTAAGCTTGAAACAATGAATTTCATTGATGGTGCGTATATCGCTAAAGGTACTATTCCTATTGACAGAATGGTTAAGTATAGCAATGATTATATGACTAATGATACTACTGCAGTTGCTACAAGTGCGGCAGTTAAAGGTCTATATGATGTAATGGCTAACTTGATGGATAGAAGTGCTATAGTTATCCGTTGTACTACTAAAGATGATAATTCCCATATGGGAACTAACTTATCTGATGACTACAAACTAATCGATGGTAATATCCTATTAACTCGGTTCCATGCTGACGTTGCAGATAATGCCACAATTACGGTTGGTGGCGTATCTTATCCAATTTTTGTCGGTGCATCTCCAGTAAAAGCCGGTCAAATTAAAGCTAATGATGAATTGTCACTACAATTTGATTCTAAATCTAATCGCTTATATGTAACAAATGGTATGCCATATCTTATCGATAGTACCACTTATACATATACTGCAGCTACTGATGGTGAGTCCAGCATCAAATTTGATGCACTAAATTACAATCCTGGTACTGATAAATTAGAAGTATTCCAAGATGGTATTAGATTGACAGAAGGTATTAACTATAAATTTAGTGAAACTTCTAAATCTATAGTTTTATTAGGATATTCTGCTGATAAAGGTGATACATTTGAGTTAGTTGTTTATAAAGTTTCTCGTAGTAGAGGCTCTAATAATCAAGTAACTATCTATCGCCCTGAATTAGATGAATCTGTAAATAATTTCAGAAATGAATTAACAGCATTCAAAAAAGAAATACAAAAAGCTGATGAAAAATCTTTAAGTGTAATTTTTCCTAAATATGGCGCAGAGACTGATTTAGGCGATTGCACTATCGTAGGGATTGATAATGCTAATTGGTTTATAGTTGATTGCTTTAGCGAATCTAATCAATCATTCCAATCCATAACAAGATGCATGGATGAAAATCAAATCATTAAATTTAAATTTATTTTGATTACACATTTCCATGCAGATCATTATGGTAATTTAGAAAAATTAATTACTGGTAAAAAAGTAGAAAAAGTATACCTTCCAGATGTATCTAAAACTGCATTTACCAGTGGCCCAAATGGTATTAGCCAATCAGTATTGCAAAGTTTATATAATAAATATAATAACTTATGTGCATCTAATAATATCCCATGTGAAGTTGCCCCTAACGGGTTGCGGTCTTTTAATGGTGCTGAACTAACTTTCTATAATAATTCTCAAGCAGATTATGATTATTATAAGACTGGTAATAAAGCTAATAATAATTATAATAATTTATCTATCGGATTATTAGTTAGCTATATTGGCCGTAATGTAGTTTTAGAAGGCGATTGCTTAACTGAGGCTATGCAAAATACTGCTAAGTATGTACCTTCTAATGTAGATTTACTCAAATCTCATCATCATGGTATTACTGAAATGCCAGCAGTATATCGTAAAATTAGTCCTACCGATGTTGTAGTTACAGCAAATGCTAAACAACTTCGTGGTAATACAGTTGGTCACAACTACCAAGTTACATTATCTGAACTTGGTGCTAATATTTACGGACTCGGTGATCAAGTAGAAGATATCAAAATTACATATACATCTAAAAATAATAGTGTTAGTTATAACTCTAAACTATTACGCGATGGTGTTAATATGCAGGGTTCTGCATTAGATATATATTTAGATCAATCATATACTGGAAATTATAGAACTGGTGATAAAGAAACACCGTTTAATAATTTAAGTGATGTAATTAGATTTGTTCACTCCAATAACTATAGTGATATAAATGTTAATATCAAATCTGGTGATTATACTGGCGATGATCATTTAAATGATTTTGCAGACTCTGGTACAAGAACTGGAGTTGTAATTAAAAATCTTCAAAGTCATTTAGAATTCAAACGTGATGGTAGTGGTAATGTATTCTTACCACCATTAATCATTAAAGATTCTAAATATGTTGGATTTGAAAATATCCAATTTAAAGTATATCCTACTGTAGCATCTGATACTGATTATGCTAATATAGTAATGAGTAATACTAACGGTAGATTTGAACGATGCACATTTAATAATAGTGTAGTTCTAAGAGATAGATTTACTCATATCTTAGTAACAGATGGTTCTAATGTAGTTTGTAATAATATCACACTAAATGGTAGTGCTAGATCTGGTTTAGCTACTAGTCCAAATTGTAATATTACTGTTGGCGGTGATACAAATACTGCCAATAATGTATATTACGTAATGAATACTTCTGGTGGCGGTACAATTCTAGTAAATACCCCATTTAACTGGAATACAACAGTAGTTCCATCTAATGGTAATACTATATTTAGACCTTATGTAACTCCCCCTAAATTAAGTGGTATTACTAAGGGACAAATTGCTCCAGGTTGGGCGCCTTATGGTGGAGTTCAATACTATATCGCTGATGGCCAAAATGGTTGGTTATCTGTTGACCATTTCAATATTGGCGGCAATCTAAGTGGAACTCCTAACTTTGCTGGTCAATTTGGTTATAATAGAGCAACAAAAACTCTTAAATTTGCTTTAGATAATAAGTCTAATAATGACTGGTTAGAATTGGCTAATGTTTCTACTGTAAGTGAAACTATGGAATCTATTAGACAGATTGTGCAAACTGCTAATAACAGTGTGGAAACCATGGCTACAACTCTAATTAAAGCTATTGAAATGCAAAGTGGATATAGAATTTGGAATACTAATGCTAAATTTGTCAAAGGTGAAAAATTCATCTATGAAGGAAAAGCATACCAAGTTGTATCTAATAATGCAGTTTTTGTAAATAATAATAATGCTACTACATTGAAAAATAACAGCAATGTTATAGGTGCTATTATTAACCTAGAAGGTAATTCTACAGTACAATATTTTGATAAAGATGATAATCATCTTATTGGTGAACTTGTATTATTACCTTATAAACCAGATGGTTATGTATTAGCTAATGGTGCAGAAGTTTCTATTTCTAGATATCCTAGACTTTATGAATTTGCTGAAAAGAATAGTCTTTGGACTACTGATGTAAATAAAAGGGGTCTATTTAGAAAATCTGGCACTGATAAATTCTTCTTACCAAACTATACATATGTATATCTAAAAGCTGATGTAGATACTCCAGATATTGGTAATTATGTCACTTCTAGTGCTCCTAATATTACCGGTGAAATGGCTATCCGTACTGGAGGACAAATCGGTATAGAAGAAGCATCTGGTGCATTTGTCAAAGATAGTGATCCAACTAATACTGGTGCAAATATGGAAACTTTCAATAAACAATACTTTGGTAAAAAGTTGAAGTTTGATGCATCTAGATCTTCAGAAGTATATAGTTCTAATAGTAGAAGTATTCATCCAGATCATATTAATCTTTATCCAATGATGAAATTCTAATATAAAAAATATCCCCATAGGAGTTCAACTCCTATGGGGTATTTCTTTCTTACCATTCAAATTCTAATCTTTTTGATTCAGATTCAAAATCTAGATCCCTAGCAGCATCTAAAGATATCAAACTAGGAACTCGTTCTAAGATAAATTGATCTAATTTGAATTTAAGATCCTTTAGCTTATGGCCATCTGAATAAATGCCATAATCATAATCAAAACAATCACGTGCATCTAAATATCTTTTAGCTTGAGCTAGTTCATCAAGATATTTATCTCGTCTTACTTTAGCTGCATAGATCATTACATTAATTTTTTCAGAATCGTCTAATGAATCAAATTCATTATCGACACCTGGTCTAAATGTAATTCGTCCATCTTTATCTACAACTTGAATATAACCAACCTCAATATCTGGCATTTCTGTAATATCAAGCCATACAGTATCTTCAGAAAAGTGTTCTCTTAGATCACTTAAAGATGCAAAGGAGTCAATAATATAGATTACTTCACCATGGAAGATTTGTGCATATTTTCTCATAAGATTCTCCTTAAATTGTTTGAGTTAGTAGTATATTATTCCAGTTAGCTTTGTCTCTAATTTTGATTATAGCATGGACTGGTTTAGATCTACGATAATTCACGCACTTAATATATTCTTGTAATTCACCTAAAGCATTTCTATCTAGTGAATTAGTATTAAATGTTATAGTGCATTCATTAGTAGGAACTGGTGTAGTTCTAGGTTTAGATTTTAAAGATTCATCAGTATAATCCCGATTTGGGTAGAATGAAATATCGTAATGTGAGTATACAGGGGCCCATTTAAGCTTACATTTTTCATCATACAATACTACGTATTTAGTAGTATTCACCCTATAAAGAGTTATTACAATTTTATTTTGACCATTAGAAATTACTATAAGAATTTTCTTTCCTTTACTTGTAAAATTGTCAAAATCAATACGTTCCTGTTCATCGTTGTTGTTAACGATAAAAATAGACGTTATATTTTTATTTATATTATCGGCAACTGTAAACGTAGATATAAATTTTACATTATCTATATTAGTAATTTCCTTTTTAAGTTCGGCATTATTAGCTGGGGTACCTTGATCATCTTTATATTGCTGATAAAATATTTTTATATTAACTGGATATTGTCTATCATAATAAATTACACTATCATGAATTGTATGATAATTATCTGGTCCATCAGAAAGATATAAGCCAACATTATTTTTTTGATACTCATTTGGATTATACATACAAGAGCATGCTGCGCCATAGACGTTGCTTAGAGTATTTACAATATTTTCATATGTAGAATTTGACGTTAATTCAAAATTCTTATTAATACCATAAACTTCAGCATGATATTTATCTTCAAATCCTGGCACTAGTGGTCCTAAAAGTTTAACATCTGTAGCTTTTTCTGAAAGAATAAATCTAACGTTTGTTTCTGTATCGACTGTACGAGGACCTGGTATCAGTCTATTAAATTTCATATTAAATATATTAGATTTGACCATTGGGGAAATTGATGATGCAGTTACTTTTGTTACACTATCAATGAACTTATTTGATTGGAGCAATTTCAAATCATAACCCATAGTCATGTTTTTCATACCCATATCATCATTTGTAATATCAGTGATAGGTTCAGTATATTCAAAATCTAATTTCGCATCTGTAATAATTTTACCATGGTTATTATATTTGCCGCGTAGCTTATAAACTAAATCTGGGTTATTTTCTTGATCACTAGGGAATATTGCATTCTTAAATACATTTAGATTTTTCACATTTGTATCGGTAGCAAATGTATTATATTTACTTACTAATTTTTGTGTAAAATTAATATTACTAAATGTAGTTTCACTAAATATCGATGCCATTTTGTCAGTAAAGTAGAATCTTGCTACTTTTTCATTATTGAGAGGATGATTTAATGTAGTTTTAGCATACATTAATGAACCATTTGCAAGATTACTATAATCAATAGTATCATTTATTACTGGTATTGATGTATTATAATACATTGCATACATATTTAATTTACCGGTATGATTACCAAAATTAATTAGCATTTCTTCTGTATTTAATTTCTTACATGAATAGAATAGCATAGAAAAATTAGTACTATCTGTAGATTTTTCTACCAATTTATTAAAATTCTTAGTAGTATGGGTTAGATTTAAGCAGTTAGCATAAACATTATTGAATGCTAGATTTTTATAATTTCTATCATTCCTAATTTCGTGCATGCCTAAATCTTTAATATTTTGAGCATTATTAAATGCAGTAGATAATGCATTTGTATTACTTATAGAGTTTGAGATACAAGTTTCTGGAATAGCAGGGTCTGCAATAAAATTACCCTTAAAATCTTTAAGGAAATTAGATAAATCTAATGTAGCCTGATGATTAAATAAAACTTTTATATCACCATCTGGAGTAATATTGTTTAGATTTAGATCACCATTTATGCTACGTAAATCTAATACTGTTAATTTAGATTTACTCTTAATATTATATATAGATCTTAAATTCT